CAGCCTTGACCATCTGTAGTGGTACGTATGGGCAGTAGAACATACCTGCGTCGTATGCGTTTGAACCCTTATAACCAACTGTTAGGTAATCAACAGTTGCATATGGGTCGATGAATACGCGTAGACGACCGTTTAGAGTACCAGCGAATGTGTTACCAGTATCATCTACTGATAGACCAGCGCCTGGCGTGTAGTCTAGTTGACCAGAAGCAGCAAGTGCAGTAGCAACGTCAGATGAACATACAACGATGTTACCCTTACCACGACGTGTAGCCTTCGCGATTGCGTTTGCTTCACGATCGATTTGCATTGCAAGACCCTTGAACTTCTCAGCAGACCAGCGACCGTCGCCGTCTGTTGATACGTCAAAGATGCCTGGAGCAGCGACGTTAGAAGTCTGTGCACCTAGAACCGCTTGAGAGTTGATTGTGCGAACGATTTCACGGTTGATCTCTGCAAGGATTTCTGTAGACAGAATGTTTGCAAGTTCTGTTTCTGCGTCTAGACCGTGGATTGCCTTTAGGTCTTGCGCAAGTTCTAGTGAGTACTCAGCCTTCAGTGCGCGTGACTTAGCAACAACGCTCTGCTTCTCGATTGAGAAACCCATTTCCTTGAATGAACCGTCAACTTCACCTAGAGACTCAGAAGCGCCTGTAGACATTGGTCGGCCTGGTAGACCTAGTTCACGACCAGTTCCGTCAGTTTGTAGACCAGCAAGACCTGAAGATTCGCCTGTTGCATCGACTGCACCAGAGAAACCAGATTGTGGTTCATCAAGACCTAGTGCTTCGTTGCCTGGTCCCTGACCGTTGTAGTGTGACTTCATCGCGAAGATTAGACCAGTTGGACCAGACATTGGCTGGACACCACATAGGTCGTATGCCATTAGGTTTGGCATTGCGCGACGTACTAGTGAGATTAGAACTGGATCCCAGTTCGAAATTGCACCACCAGTTGAGTTGGTTGGTGCTTCTGCTAGGAAACCTGCTGTTGCATTGCGCTCTTCCATTAGAGCACGTTCTTGGTTTTCTAGGACGGCAGCAGTTACTGCCTTACGTAGTGGATCAGTGATCGCGCCAGCAGATTCTTCGTTAAGTACTGGTGACCACTTCTCAATCAATGTATCGAATGATTGCATTTTACTATTCCTTATTGCTTAGTGGTTTTACGAAGAGCGTGTAGGTAATTCTCCATTACAGATGAAACCTCTACTTCTTCCTCTGTCGTTTCTTCGACAGATTCTTCAAGTTGCTCTGGGATTTCTTTTGAGAAGTATGATTCCTTGACAGTGTTAACCTTCGCAACGAAAGATTCTTCGTTTTCAAAGTCAACGCTTTCTAGGAGACCCTTTAACTTCTCCGCTTGTGTATCTGCTAAATCACGTGATGCCTCAGCGATGATAGTGTTACGCTTATAAGTTTCAAGTTCTTCAGCTAGTGAAATTGCATCACCAGTAGTGTTGTTTAGACGTTCTTCTAACTCTTCTACTTGTCCTGCAAGTTCGTCAACTAGGTCGACCTTGGCTTCTGGAACTTCGATGTATGATTCTACGAATAGATCACGCATGTTGTTCATGAAAGACTCTGCGACTTCAGTACGTAGACCGTTCTGAATAGCAACCTTGTTATCTTCCATCCAAGTTTCAACTACATAGTTTAGGTATGAATCAACCTTACCGACTAGGTCAGTTTTGATTGTTTCGACTTCTTCAGCAAGTTCTACCGCGTAGTTCTCTTCAAGACGTGTGATCTCTTCTGAAAGCTTTGACTTTACAGCCGCTTCGAAGATTACAGATGTCTTTTTCTTGAACTCTTCAGATAGAGTCGCTTCACCTTCAACAATAGCAGCAAGTTCGGACGCAGTGTCCACTTCTTCTGCTACCAAGTCTTCGGCATTTACAACACCTTCATGCATCTTGTTATAAGCAGCTTGAACATCTGATTTACTAGATGTCATTAACTTATTATGCATTGCGTTGATCATTCCCGCCTTGGTTTTTGGTGGGGTAGCCTTTGGAGCAGCATCGGATGCCTTGTCAACTGAAGCCTGTGCTTCTGGTTCAGTGACTGCATCTTTGTTTTCTGGTGCTGCTTCTTCGAGAGTTTCCTCCACGATTTCGTTAGACTCAATCTCAGTATCGCGGATTTCACTTTCTACTGCTTGATTTAAATCAGTCATAGTGACTCCTTTATAGTTTAGATTTGATTAACGAGAGGAAATTCTTGAATTCACGAATCTGCACTTCAGGACGATGTGCGATATGTGCTTGCTTAATTTCAGTCTCAATATCTTCAATAGCTTGAGGTTCTAAGATTCCATTATTCCAGACCCAATCCACACCTTCCATAATCCCATTAACAAAAGCTTCCGGTGCCGATGGATCTTGCACGATATCTACCGTAGCAAGAATAAAATCATCTTTGACGTACATTACGCCGTTTTTACTCTCAAGACTTCCCATTCCACGAGTTGACACACCTAGTTGAACACCTCCTTCTAAGAGACCTTTCACTATCTGACCCATTGGGGTATCCAATATTTGTGCCTTTCCAACCACATCATTTCCTTCAAATTTCAAGTCAGTAATGAGGTGAGAAACTTTATCCAAGTTAACAGTCGGACCTTCAGGGTGATTGAGTTCCCCAACAGCACGTTTTTTGCTAACTTGATTTTCAACATACGTATTTACCGCCTTCTCCATAATTGGTTTTGGGTAGATACGTCCGTTACGATTCTTTTTGTCTGCCTGAGCGAATACACCTTCAATGACAAAGTTCTTCTCGCCGTTCTCTTTGGCTTCAACGATGCATTCAATGTCGTTTTCTACGAATTCGCTAATCAGCTTCATTTTATTTTCCTAAGTCCTTCAGGACTTGTTTTGCGGTTGTTTCCGCTTCTTTTTGCGACTTAAAGGTATCGACAGAATCTCCGTCAATTGTTAGATGGAATCCTTTCGCGACTTTAGTAATGACAACAGGATAACCAGACATCTTCTTGTTGAAGACGACCTTGTCCTTTGCCTCACGAATTTCTTGAAAAGTTTTCATCTTGCCTCCTTATTAGTCTATTTATACACGAAAAGTTTTTAACATCGATTTTATTCGAGTTCTTCCGTATCAAGTCCGAATACATATTCCTCAAAATCACCCGACTCAAATGCCGCATCGATTTCTTCGTCGGTTACTTCTAAATCTTCTGCTTCAACACCGTTGAAAATCTGATTAGCAACACTAATCTTTTCGGTGTCTAACGAATCTTGAACCTTGTCTTGCATAATGGTGTTAAATAGTTCTTCGGCAGAAGTGAAATTTCCGACCTCTAAAGCACCGATTAAATTTTCAGTTGTTTCACTCATTACATATACTCCTTAAAAATCATCATCCATATCGTCGCTGTTTGAGTTCTCAGCTTCGACTTGTTTCGCCATCTCTGCGATGTCCTCATCATTGAACATCATGACGTTCTTCATAACCCACTCACGTGAGAAGTACTCTCCTACGTATGTGGAAACCTGATCCATAGTCTGTAGTCGTTCTCGCAGTATTTCTGCTTCCTTCAATTCGACAAAGTGGTTGTCGCGGTTGAAATCGATCTGGATGTGGTTCTTCCACGACTCCCAATCTTGTTCAGTACATGTACCTTTCAGTAACAACTGCTTTCTTAAAATACCTGTGAATAGGTTTGCAAACTTACGTCGCAACCTGTCAATGAACTTCTGAAACTTAACCTCATCACGGTTGATCTCTGTCGCACGACCTAGTGCGAACTGTTGTTCCTGTTCGAGACGCGATAGGGGCACGTTCAATGAACGATACAACTTCTTTTGGAAATAAATTATGTCGTCGATCTGACCAAGGTTCTCACCGCCTGGCAGTGTACTGATCTCTGTTCCTCGACCACCCTCACGACGTGGTAACCAGAAGTCCTCAAGCATCGACATGTGCTTTCGGTCATCCTTGATCTCACCCGTCTGTGCATCATAAACGATCTTGTTACGGTAACGCGACATAATGTCTTTGATGTATTGTTCTGATTTACCCTTCGGTAAGTTACCCACGTCGATGTAGAAGATACGACGCTCAGGTGCGCGAGACATACGATAGATGACCAACGAGTCTTCCATCATGCGCAACTGGTTTACGGGTTTAATTGCTTTCTGTAGATAGGATAGGACACGTTTCTTTGAGTTGTCCAATAAACCTGAAGTGATATACGAAACAGAATCAGAGGTCAACTTGACACCAGTACCTGTACCGCCTTTGTCTTGGTAGATGTAAAACTCATTTACCTTGTCTACCAACTTCGCGCCAGTTGCTGGATCTGTTTTGTGTTTCACCTCTTTGACCTTGCGAATCTTTGCAGAGTCGATCGGACGGATCTCTTGGATCCCCATCTTAGGATTAGATGTGTCAACCACAAGGTGGTGATATAGACGACCATCGACATACCATGAACGGAACATGTCGTGACCGTATTCCTCGAAGTTCAACATTGCAACGATGTTGCCGAACTCTTCGAGTAGTGTGTTTTTGATTTTGTCTGAGGTGTCGACCTTGTCTAGGTTCAACGCAACAGTAGATTCTAGTTCACCCGCAACGATAGATTCGTTTAGGATGTCTTCAACTGCAGCATCGACTTCCGGATGTTCCGCGACTTGTCGATACTTAGCGATGAGTCCATGATTATCCTTAGCAGAACCGCCTTCCATGTCAATATACTGTCCGAAGTACGAACCTGACGCGGTGACGTAACCAGCACCATCCTCATCCACTTTAGGGACGATAGATGTTACTTTATTTTTATCTTTTTCTTTTGACGCTCTCTTCAGTTCGAAACCGAATGCGGAGAAAACGTTTGAGTCATTATCTGCCATAAGATCCTCAGTTCAAGTATAAGGGGGTGCAAGGCACCCCCATCAAACTTACTTATAATACCTTTAACTAGTGGTATTTGACTCCCAGTATTGGATTGCGAAATCAACTTGGAATTCCTCGATCGCGTCGTTTGAGTCATATGATAACTCAATTGATGCGACACTGATTGGGAATGCACCACGGAATGTGTACGATTTTAGTACGCTTCCGTCTTTGTCAAGTTGTTCTACAGTCATATCTGCTTGGTATGCAACAGGACTTGTTAGACCTGAGTTTGCACTGTGACCATTGATGCCGTTCATCCAGCGTTCCATTGCGTCACGAACTTCAAAACCTGTGTCGTTAGTTACCGTTACGTTCCAGTCTTCGAATGTACGGTCACCCGCAATCTTTAGGACACGACCACGGAAAGGTACATCAATTGCAGGTACCGTTGATGCAGGTAACTGTGATGCCTTACACATGAATGAAGTTAGTTCTGAATCTCCACCAGCATAAGCGGGGAAGTTCATGATGACACGGAATAAGTTAGCACGTGCACCACCACCCTTTAATTTTGCTTTAAAATCGTCTACTCTAAGTGACATGTTCAATCTCCTTATACAGTGCCGACAACTTCTTCAAATTCGACGCCGGTACGAACCGCGACGAAGTTGAGAGTGACGTAGTTGATTGAACGTGCTGGCTTAATAAAGACAGACGCGATGAATTGATTCTGGTCAATGATTTGTGGCGTGTTGTTTGTATCGTCACAAACTACACGGAAATCCGTGATACCACGACGACCCTGAATCTCACGTAGGAATGGTTCTACGATGTTTGTAAACTCTGCGCGTGTGAAGTCATCGTTCAGTTCGAATAGAACCTGTTTCGCTGCTTCACCGATTGCACGTTCGATGACTAGGAATAGTCGACGGACGTTGATGCGATCGAATGCAGATGGACGTGATAATGCAGTCTTGTCACCGAATAGTACGGTTCCTTGTCCTGGCATAGAAACGATTGGGTTAACTCTCGCTTCATACATGGCGTTACGATCAGACTTTGTTGGGTTGAAAGAAAGTGCTGATACACCGAAGTACTGACCACGACGTGTTCCCGCTGGGGAGAACCAAGGTGCAGAGTCTAGGTCAGACGCTGCCATGATGCCCGCAGTTGATGAACATGCTGGGATCATTTCGTACTTGTCTTCATACTTGTTGTAAACCTGAACCCAGTTGCCGTCCATGATTAGGTATGAAGATGAAGGTTTTGTAACTGCCCAGTCAACAACGTGTTGCGCAGAGAAAGGTGCTTGATCTGGTGATGCAACAACAACACAATCCATGCGATTTTCTGCAATTTGAACAACATTAGATACTTGGTTGTTTGGGACGTTATGCACACAAATGAAGTCGATCTGAATTTGATCAACATCGCCGTATGCACTTTCTATCGCACCTATGTTGCTACCTGCAACGTCTGTTCCGTCTTGTAAATCATAAGTGTCAGCTACTGGCACGTCTGATAGAGAGATCCAATTGGAACGACGGTTTACGTATTCGATTGCATAACGTTCGTCACCGACCGTTGCGCTTAGGAAGTCAAATGATTCGACTGATTCATTGTCATATGAAACATCGACCGATAAGTCTGGGCTTACGCCCGTAACTGTTACGGATAGTTTATTGCCTTTCGTGCCGACATGTTTTGCAGAGATGACACCATCTGCTGCAGCAACGCCGTTATTTACACGAGTTACAAATGCACTACCCGAATACTTTAAGAACTGAGCGACTGCAAGGAAATCCTTTGAATCACTTCCGTCCTTTGGAGACCCGAATTTAGAAACTAGTTCTGCTTCGTTACCGACAAGAACTGGTTCGTTTGAAGGGCCCCACGCGAAGTCTCCGACGAATGCGCCAGTTGTAGAAGTGACCGCTGGGACAATTCCCGACAGGTCAATTTCTTTCAACTGGACATGCGGAGATGCCTGTGAAATAAGAGCCATGATTGTATCCTTCTAGTTAAGGTATAATAAGTTAAACATAATACGGAGTAATATCGTCAATAACACTATTTATAACTTACCAGTTTTCACCGTAATTTGCATCGAACGGGGTCTGAAAGTTCGTCCATTCTGCGCCATCTGTTGACGGTGCCTCGACCAAATCTCTACCATCATCGATGATGCCGAATGGTGGTAGGTCTTCCTCGATCTGCGCCATCCTTTCTTCAAACAAAAGGTTCTTGATGTTCATGTCGAAGTTGTCACCGAATGATTGGGTGGAGACGAAGTAACCGAACATCACTAGGTTCATCATCAAGTCGTCGTGGTTACCATCACTCGCCTCATAGGATACTCCTTTAGAGACAAATGTGGAGATCTCTAGAATAGTTTCTTCATCAACTACTTGTAATTTATTGTTCTCTAAGATATCTTTAATAGACGAACACCCGATGCGTTTTACTTTACGAGTCATCGTTACACCGATAGCGTCTGACTTGATAGCGGATTCCAAGAACATATTTTCATACTCTAGATCTTGGTAGAGACCAACTGCAACCAATATTCCGGCATCATTATTTTCAACAATACATAACGCTTCGTTATAAAGATTCGCATACTTATAAATAATACTCGGGTAGAGCAAGGGAGAAATATTGTTGTTTCGATATACAGCCACTTGTTTAAATGGCCTTTGTGATACATCGATTACCGTAAATGTCGAATAGTCCTGTCCTCTACCCTTACTTACATCCACGGTCATGATATACTCATGATCTTTGATGGGTTTCTCATATACCTTGAGATCCCCACCTTCCAATAGATTTATTGGTTGTCGCGCACGTAGATCTAGCAGGGTATTACCCTCGATCAATGTGTCACCCGTCCCGAAGAAGGTATTCCCAAATTCCTGATCAAACTGGAGTTGGGATGTATTCGCGATGGTTTCCTCTTTCCACCTATCATCTCGCCCAGGCACATCCCACCAATCTACACGATAGGGTTTGTATTCGTTTACACCTTGCACGGCACCTTCCCAGATCTTATGATAAGTATTACCGATACCATTCGCGGTTGATGTAATGATCACCTTAGTGTCTACACCGGAAGATACTACGGGATAGGTTGACGTATAGAATTCTGCCGCGTTCTCAACGAACGCAAACTCATCTAGGAATAGAAGGTTAACCGACATACCACGAATGGATGATCCAGATGTCGCCGCTGCAACGATACGCGAGTTGTTTGATAGTTCGATAGACCCTTTGTTGAGAGCCTTACAACCCGGCTGTAGAAAGAAAGGAAGATTTTCTAACATCAAGGTCACACGCGCCAACATCTCACGCGCGGTTGCACCCTTGTTCGCAAGGATCGCAATAGTCTTCTCTGGGTGGAATAGGGCATACCATAGAATGTATCCGACCGAACTGATAGACTTACCTGACTGTCGACACGCTAGGACGATAGAGAACCTGTTGTCCTCAAAGTGATCAAACATGTCTTCTTGATACGGGTAGAGGTTGAATGGAACGAGACCTTTGTCTAGATGAATAACCTTGACGTACTGTTTGCAGAAATACGAAGGATCCTCCATGCACTTCTTATACTCACGGAGTTTCGTGGCGTCCCATTCTTCTGCGACACCATCTCTTTTAATCTGAGGATTACCTAGATAGGAGTTCTTACTATAACTACTCATCGTCTTGGTCTATGACCTTCTCATCCTTGTCCCCCAATAGGAAACGCTGGAGTTCAGTTGTCGACCCGATGAATAGATTATTGTTCGTGGTGTTTTTCTCTTTGGGTTTGTCGTCTTGCAAGAGTTCTTTTTGTTTCTTGTTAAGTTCCATCAGCTTGTCGTTGACATTAGCGATGTCCTTGATCATATTAGACAACACCTCGAATGCTCGGGGATGTTCTGATTCACGCGCGACCTGAATCATTAGGTCAAGTGATTCTCGACCTTTCTCGATTAGATCATAGTAGGTATCACGGGAGTACTCATAGTCCTGTTCGTGGACAAAGTTTTTTCGGTCATCGTCCGTGATAATTGTTGGGGGGTTATGACTGTCTGTCATCGGTTATCTCTATATTAAAACCAAAGTCTCCGTTTGAATTTACGTCAATCGGATCTGGTGTCACACGTACATTACTTAGGAAATCTATATCTCCAATATCGGAGACTATTGCGTTAAGCTCTGTATTTACTTCGCGAATCTCTGTGCCAGTTTTTATTGGACCATAGAAATTTGCATTCATATCAAAGGATAGAGTGTATATGATGGTTCGTCTTTGTTCAACCGGACCTTCAAAGTCATCTGAGAAATTGACTCCTGTTAAAGTAACAGGAATGTCTTCCTTGATTTCTGGATAATCAGAGAATGGTTTTACCGACAGGGAATACTGCGGAGCAAAGTATGGTAAGATCTGTTCTACCACCTGCAACGCGTCATCTTGTGACTTCGCATAAATGTTTAGTTCAAAACCAATCTTATATGGAACACCACAAAACACATCTTGACGATTACCACTAATTTTACTTTCTACACTTACTTGATTTACTTTTGGCAGTTGTCTGGCAGAATCATATGATATTGAAGAAACCTCAAAGGACATACGAGGCAACTTTAATGCGACCTTACGTTCGGACTGTTCTCCCTTACTCATCTCTTCTAGTCGTGAGATGAAGTTTCTACGAGGTGCATAAGTCAAAGGTAATTTGACCTGAGACAATACTTTACCGTTTGCCGCGGTTCTTAGTATATGCATATCGTTGAACATAGACCCAAACAAAGCAACACAAGTGCGCATACGTTTATGGTAAAAATGACCACCCATCATTAGACTATATCTCCAAACGGATTAGATTCACTGAAATCGAGGAAGTCCTCTTCCCAATCATTGAATACTTTATTCTGCGCATCGACCTGTATTTCATTGACACCTTCGTCTTGTGAAGATGGAGTCATAGACGCATTCGGTCCAACGACTGGACGATCTGTCGCCCACTCATGATACTTACCATCGGTCGCACCTGTGTGTGCAATTTTTAACACACGAGTGTCACTACTCCATGAAGCGACCTCGCCATTTAGTATGTAGTCGTCGAATACCTGTTGGACATCTTCCCCAATTAAGTAGTAGGATTCATCGTCTGCGACTCTTGGAGGCATCTGTAGTTCGTACTGAAATGCACCCTCAACCTCGACATTATCAATGTCTGGAATACCAGTGTCGAAGTCTTCGTCTGAGAACTCGAATAACTCGCACTGCATACGGAAGGTAGGTAGTTGAGATAACTGATAAAACGGAGTCTCCGTCTCGACCTTCATCACTTGGAACAGTGACTCGGACATAGGCAGGTAGATCACATCACCTTCGCGTGGTCGGAACTGCGCATCCGCAAGACGGTCACCGACCAGCTCTCTCCATCGACGACGCGCGATGACGAAGGTGGCTTGGTCACGAATCTCAATACCAAACTTGGTAAAGATGTCTCCCTCTCCATCGAACCCTTCTGCGTTCTCGATGTAGACCTCGACCTTATATGCGTCACCGAACTGAGACTGAATGCTGTCTAGGAAGATGTCTTCCTTCTCTACGATCTCTCGTGGTAGGTAATAGACATCCTGTCCGTAGAATTTGATAGACTCGATTATCAAGTCCTCATATAAACTCTGTTCGGATCGGTTCTTTTGACTTATGTATGGATTAGTCGCCATGGTTTACCCCATAAAGAACATTGGACCTTCGTCCTCTTCCAATCGGAACTTCTCCATGATCTTGTCGATGTCTGCGATTGCGTCATCATAGATTTGACGACCATTGATAGTAACCCCGCCAGGTAATGACATACCGTCAAACTTGATTAGGTTGATGCCCCACTGACGCTTGATCAGTGCAGTTGTGTATTCTTTCAGGAAGCGGTGGTTCCATAGATTATTGTATTCGGACACTGCATCGTCCGGACTGCGAATACCATAGACTTCAAACACGACGAAGTCTCCCTCTGTTAGTTTCGTTTTGGAAACAAGTAGGTTCACACGATTGTACTGTCGATCAAAAGTAATCTGTGGTCGACCCATCAACTTCATGTCGAGTAGCGATAACTGTTGTTGCATACCTTCATAATACGCCAGATCACCCAACACACCGTTTGCACGAGTGAAGTCTGATATGGTATACTGTAGATACTGCCAAGCGTCACTAAACCACCCCTGAGAGTTCGACAGGGAGACTGGTAACATACGTACCACCGCAGTCAAATCAAGGTCGTCCGGTAGATCTACGGTCTGTGTGTCGACATCCTGTTGTGTTAGTTGATGTTTGAGATAATATCTCTTCGACCCGTCTGGGTGGTTCTCACGGAACCATTGAAGTGCCTCATCAACACGATCATCTAATTGTTCGTCATCGATATTGATCTCAACAACTGGATGTCCCAGTGCACGTAGGCAATACTCGATTAGTTCTTCTCTGTCAGTAGCGTACATCTAATGTGTCTCGAAGTTACGTGTGTGTCTCTCTATTTATACGATTTTATTTATAGACATAAAAAAAGGGAGTCCGAAGACTCCCTCTTTCATCGAAGTTCTAAGAACTTGGATTAGTTGACAACAGTACCGTTGACATCGTAGACATCGATACGGTAGTGTGAACCGTGTTGTCCGTCTAGTTTGTCCGAGTTAGTTGAGTTGTCTGGTACAAGAGCACCCGCAGTTTCTGATAGATCTAGTGAGAACTTACCAGAAGCCTGATTGTAGTCTATGCATGAACCGTTGTCCGCACCGACACATGCCTTCGCACGTGATTCGGTGAAGTATAGGTTGACTTGACCTTCTGATACGTTATCAGTGTCCCATGCTTCGATTGCAACTACACCAGATTCTAGTGCAGAGATGCGACTAGTGTTAGAGTTTACAACACCTAATGTAGAACTATCCGCTGATTGGAATGCACTAACGATCTCTGTTAGAGAGTCTAGTGATGCTTGGTCAGTGTTCTCTTCGATAAAGTCGATCTGACTTTGTAGTATCGCATCAGCAGACTGACGATCAAGAATTTCTTGTGTGATCGCAGCAGCGTTTGATTGCTCTGCCGCAGTCGCACGAGTCTGTTCGTCTGAGATTGCCGCAGCGTTAACTGCTTCCGCTGAACTTGCACGAGAGATCTCGTTGTTCAGTGAAGCCTGTGTTGCGTAATCTGCTTCGATCGTTCCAGCACGACTCTGTAGAGCAGCGATGTCGTTATCGTTAGACGTGATCTGTGCTTGTAGGTCAGACTTGTCACCAGTTGTTGAGTTGTCTAGTGCATCGATCTGTGACTGTAGACCGTTGTCCGCAAGGATGCGAGCGTTAGTCTCAGCAGTGATCGCGTTCTGACGAGCAGTTGTTTCAGCACTTACCGCAGCTGCACGAGCACTTGCCTCTGCGGAGATCGCAGATGCGTTAACACCTTCAGCAGCAGTTGCACGAACAACTTCCGCAGCGATTGCAGACGCATTAGACGAAGTCGCAGTTTCAGTCGCATCCATTTCTGATTCTAGGGTTGATACACGACCCGTTAGGGCAGATGCGTCACCACCTAGGTTATCGATCAGAGTTTGTAGACTTGTATCAGCACCTTCGTATGCCGCAACTAGTTCTGTCAACTGATTCAGTGTTTCTGGTGAACCGTTGGTGATTGCAGATACTGCCGCAGATACTGTGTCGATGTTAGACTGTAGAGTGTTGTCTGCACCAGCACGAGCACTTGCTTCTGCATCGATGTTTGACTGAAGTACTGCGTCAGCAGCGATACGTGCAACTTCTTCTGCGTCGATTGCGTCTTGTAGTGACTGACGACCAGATACACCACCAGATGATACTGTATCAATCTGTGCCTGTAAAGAACCCTCTACCGCAACCGCACGTGCAGTCTCAACGTTTATTTCGTTTGAGTTTGCAACGTCACCCGCATCAGCATGTGACTTAGCACTTGCTTCTGCCGCATCTGCTTTAGAAGTTGCGTCAGCAGCTGCGGTTGATACTGAAGCAGAATCGCCAGCGTCAACATATGCCTTAGTTGCCGCATCTTGTGCCGCAGTTGGATCTGTCATGTTAGTAACTTTGTTACTGTCCATGTCAACTTCAGCGGCCATCTGAATGTTAGATGAACCTGAAGATGTACTGATACCAGAAGTACGCGAGTTTGCAGCAGCAATTGCCGCAGCGTTTGCCGCGATGTCTGTATCGTTTGAAGTGACCTGCGATTGTAGATCAGCAACATCTGTTGGTGTTGCAACACCGTTTGTTAGAGTAGTGTTGATTGTTGCGATATCTGAAGCGTTCTGAGCAACAGAACCTGTCAGAGAACTATCAGCATTTTCAAATGCAGCAACAATTTCTTGGAGCGTGTCAAGTGTTTCTGGAGAAGTTCCCAGAATAGCACTTACCTGCGCCTGTAGGTCTGCGATATCAGAAGAAGTCAGACCTGCAACAGCATCGGCGATCGCGGCAGGTACAACCTTACCGTCCGCACCAATTACAGTTACGTCGTTGATTGAGATGTCACCATTCGATACGTCAACGCCGTTCTGTATTCTAAATTTCTTATTTGTAGACATTTTGTTTACCTTTTAGAATTTTAATGGATGGGGGAGAGCTGATCCCTCCCCCGACTATTATCACGTGTTCCTTATGCGTCAACGTATGTTACTGAGACAGAAACTACCGCACCTGCTGATTCAGCGGTGTATAGTAGTTCAATACTCTGTCCGTTTACACGAACGTCTGTATCACCTAGGAATGATGAACCAGTGAATACGACACCATACTCAACAATGTAAGCAGATGTTCCATCGTGGACAACTAGTGCCTCACGAGTTTCGAATTCACCACCAGACTCTACTGTTACAACATACTTAGCAGAACGGTAAGTTGTCTTGTTGAATGCAGAAACTACTGTAGCAGAAGTTCCAACAACAACATCGTTACCTTGTTCAAATACCTTGATATTGTCAGCAAGAGTTTCTAAACCAACCGACTTAGGATCTAGTACACCAACTGAGTTAGTAGACTGTGCGATGATAACCGCCTGTGTACCAACTGGGATTGCAGCGTTGAATGTAATAGTTTGTGCCTGTGCATCGATGGAGTAGTGTACGCCTGGATCCTGAATAACACCACCAACAAAGACGATTGCGTTCTGGTCTTGTGTGTAAAAATCTATCGCGAATGTAGTCTGCGCACCGTCACCAGCCATTGTCTGGCGTTGTGCGTTGTTGAATGCCAACTGAGTTGGATCCTGTAGAGACATTCCGTCTAGAGTGTTGTTTACACGTAGTACATAACCATTCTTACCGTCGTATGCAGTATCAGCAACGTCTGCAAGTTCCAACATGGTCTTTGCAGTATCGATTGAGAATGCACCTGTCGATGGGTCGTAAGATACCTTACCTTCACCCGCAGTGTCTACAGCAGATACTGAAGAACGTGCGCGAGCAGTTGTGAAGTATAGGTTATCACCTTCGGTTACATCTGTAGTTGAGAACTGCGAGATGTGTTGTGCAGCAAGACCTGCATCCAACTGACCCTTGTTTACCGCGTCTTGTGGGTCTGTACCGTTAGCGACTGAAGTTACCTTGTTGCCGCCCATTGATAGGGAACCAGACATCGTGTCTCCAGACTTAGCGACTTTACCGTCGATCTGAGTCTGTAGGTTTGTATCCGCAGCAGCGAACTCACCACGAATCGCAGCGCCCTGTGCCGCACGATCAATGATCTCTTGTGCAAGTCCAGAAGCGTTAGTGGAGATGTCTGTTTGGTTAGTTTGGATTAGAGATAGTAGATCACCGTCTCCAGACTGTAGTGCAGCAACGATCTCTGTTAGAGAATCAAGTGCGGCAGAGTCTGTGTTAGATACGACAAAGTCGATCTGAGACTGTAGTGATGATTCAACACCCTGTGCACGTGTAGACTCATCTACGATTGACTGTGCGTTGACATTGATCAATGCAGACAAATCTGATTCTACACCAGTTGCACGAGTAGTCTCACCATTGATTAGAACGGTGTTTGCATCTTCCGCAGCACTCGCACGTGCGATCTCTGCGTCAATCTGTGACTGTAGGTTGTTGATACCTGAGTTACGAGTGTTATCAACTGCCTTAATGGCAGCGTCTAACTTCGCGTCTGCGTCTGCGAGAGAAGTAGATGAATTCAGGTAGTTAGTTGATGTTGGTGTGATGTAAGTACCATCAGCGTTTACACCAGCAGCAAGTTGAGTTGCAGTCATCTCTGTCTCAACAACTGTTAGACGTGAGTCTAGACCGTTGTCAGCGATTTGACGTGCAGTTGCTTCTGCGTCGATGTTACCCTGTAGAGTTGCGTCAGCACCTGTACGTAGAGCAGCTTCGTTTGCAACGATACCGTCTGCATATGTCTTAGCAGCAGCTTCTGCGTCGTCCGCTTCTGCTTCTGCGTAAGTCTGTGCAGATGCAAGGACAACCGCGTCACGTGCGATGTAGTCTGCTTGATCAATTGTACGATCAGCAGCAAGATCGATACGGATCTGCGTATCTGCAGCAGTACGATCAGCGATCTCTTGTACTAGAGCGTCACTGTCAGCGTCTGCACGTGCAACAGCAGCAGCAAGACCAGATGTATTAGTGTCTGTCTCACCGTGTACTTCGTTGATTGCACCAACAAGAGTTTGTGCAGTTGTGTCTAGAGTTTCAGTTGAAGAACCAACCTTAGTTTCTAGTGCATCGATGTCTGCTTCGTTAACTGTTAGACGACCATCTTGTTCGATGTCCTTCGCTTCAGTTGCGGTTGCACGACTTTCTAGTGAAGTTGCGCGACCTTCGACTGCGTCCATCTCACCTTCTAGAGTAGAGATACGACCTTCGTCTACGTCTGTCTGAGCGTGTAACTCGTTAACAGCAGCAGTAACAGTTGATGCAGTTGTTGTTAGTACCTGCGTACCCATCTGACCTTGTAGAACGTCAACGTGACCTTCTTCTGTAGTCATACGAGTTTCTAGTGAAGTTGCACGATCTTCTACCGCGTCCATTTCAGACTGTAGAGTATCGATTTCACCTTCAGCAGTTGTTACGCGACCCTCTAGAGCAGTTAGATCACCAACTTCTACGTCGATTTCTGCGTGTAGTTCGTTGATTGCGTCTGAGATGTTAGTAGCAACAGTTTGTAGAAGTGCAGAACCTTGCTTAGTTTCTAGTGCAACGATATCTGCTTCGGCAACGTTTAGACGACCGTTCTGAACTAGTTGATCAGAATCTAGACCGTTTAGACGGTTTGTGTGAGCAACGTCTTTCGCTTCTAGGTCAGTAGCACGTAGTTCAACTGCGTCCATCTCTGTTTCTAGAGTAGTTAGACGACCACCGTTAGCATCGATAACACCTTGTAGATCTGAATCTGCTTCTTGGAATGCACTAACGATTTCTGTTAGTGAATCTAGTGCAGCACCATCTTCGTTAGAAACGATGAAGTCAACACGACCTTCTAGAGTTGTTAGGTCAGTACGGATACCACCTTCAACGCCAGTCGCACGTAAAACTTCTGCGTCCAACTGATTCTGTAGATCAGCAACATCTGTTCCTTGTAGATTTTGCAGTGCAAGGATATCAGAATCGTTTGCAGTAACCTGTACCTGAACACTATCTACGTCAGTACGTAGACCGCCTTCGATACCTTCAGCACGGTTCTTCTCAGCAACTACAGAAGCAGCGTTAACTCCCTCTGCGACAGTAGCACGAGTGATTTCTGCGTCAAGTTGATCTTGTAGATCTTGTACGTCAGAACCAACTAGTCCTTGTAGAGCAAGAATGTCTGAATCGTTGTCTGTGATTTGACCCTGTAGACCAGTTACCTGATTTGTTAGGACAGTTTCAGCACCAGATGCGCGAGCGACTTCTGCGAAGATCTGAGATTGTAGATCAGAGTCAACGTTTGTGAAACCTTCTTCTATGGTATCAACACGAGTCGATAGTGCCGCATCTCCAGCAATACGCGCAGCTTGTTCAATAGTGATGTTACCTGCGTTCGTAGAGATGTTGCCGATGTTTGTGTTGATGTCTGTACGTAGACTTGATTCTACACCTTCAGCGCGTTGACGTTCTGTAACAACTGAAGCAGCGTTAGTCTGTTCTGCACCTTGAGCACGTAGAACTTCAGCAGTGATCTGATCTTGTAGATCATCAACTTCAATTGTAGTGTTCGAGTTTAATGCATCGACTTGCGCCTGTAGATCTGAGTCTCCAGAAGCACGAGCAACTTCTTCTGCACGTAGGTCAGTTTCGTTCTGTGAAGAAAGAACCTGAACCGCATCCATCTCACCTTCTAGTACAGTAGTACGTAGAGATAGTGCATCATCTGCAGCGATACGAGCAGCTTCTTCTGTAGCAACGATTGAGTTTGCGTGTGATACAGCCTGTTGTTTCGCAGTTGCGATACGAGCAGTGACAGTGTTTCCACTAGTTCCATTTACGGAAGCGTCACCGATTAGTGCAGTATCTTGTGCGTCAGCGTGTTGTTTCGCTTCCGCCATGTGTGAATCAGCTTCTTGATCCGTGTATGCTTTTGCTTCATCAAGAACATCATCTTTCTCAACTTGAATGTCAACATTGATCTGGTCAATCTGAGATTGTAGACCAGCGTCAGCAGTTGAACGAGTTGATGCCTCTGCGTCGATGTTACCCTGTAGGATAGTGTCAGCAGATGCACGAGTTGTTGCTTCGGATGAAATCGCAGTTGTGTTAGATGCGATAAGAGCAGACATGTCTGAATCAGATGACTGGAATGCACTAACGATTTCTGTTAGTGAGTCTAGAGCAGCTGGATCAGTGTTTGATGTGATGAAGTTGACCTGTGTTTGTAGGTTTGCTTCAGCAGCAGTTGCACGGACTTCTTCTGCATCGATGTTGTCTTGTAGGACAGTTTCAGCAGTAGTCGCACGTAAGATTTCTGTATCAACGCGAACGTTTAGATCAGAATCGCCTGCGATACGTGCAGCGTTCTCGATTGCAACAGAGTTGCTTGATTCAGTGATTGCTTCTGCTTTTGCAGTTGCGATGCGGTCAGTAACAGTATTAGATACAGTACCGTCTACAGATGCATCACCAATCATTAGTGCGTCTTGTGCTTCAGCGTGTGCCTTAGCAGCTGCTTCAGCAGTAACAATGTCAGCACCTAGGTCGGTACGAACTTGTGTATCTGCAACAGCACGTGCGTTGATTTCGTCTTGGATGTTCTGTGCGTTTGCAACTTCTGCACCAGTAGCACGAGTGATTTCACTGTCAAGACGACCTTCGATGCGTGACTCTTCTCCACTAGCGCGACTAACTTCAGTAGTGATCTGAGACTGTAGAGAAGTAGACTTGGTCTCTTCTGTGTCTAGTCGTGCAGATAGTGCGTTGTCACCAGCGATACGTGCAGTCTCTTCCGCGCCGATTAGACCAGCAAGTGAAGTTTCTGCTGATTGTGCGCGAGAGATTTCGACAGTAAGACGGTCGTTGATTTCTGTTTCTTTTGCAACAGCACGGTTAACTTCGCTCGTGATCGCAGTAGCGTTTGCGATGATAGAAGCAGATAACGCGTCATCAGCGTTTTGGAATGCTTCTACGATTTCTGCTAGAGAGTCTAGTGAATCGCTGTCTACGTTGTTGATGAAGTTATTTAACTGTGACTGTAGATTTGCGTCTGCTGACTGATATGCAGCTTCGATTGAATCTTCACGTGCCTTTGCGCGTGTCTCTTCCGCAGTGATGTTAGCCTGTAGGGTAACGTCTGCTTGAGCACGAGCACTTGATTCTGCGTCGATGTTGTTTTGTAGTAGTGTTTCTGCAGCTTGTGCGCGTTGAGTTTCTACTAGAACGTCTGCGTCGATTTGAGCAGCAACATCAGCATTAGCACGATCAGCGGTATAGTATAGGTTAGATCCTTCGCTTAGATCAGATGTACTGAAAGATGCGAAGAATGCGTCTGCACCAATCTTCTTTAATGAGTCGGAATTGACATCATAGAGAAGCGTGAAACAATCCGCAGGGTTTACCATACCTTGAAGGGTTGATTGTCCCTGTACCGCACTTTCGTCAAGCTTAGTATTGATTACCGCCTTGTCCGCTAGTGCAGGGGATTTAATCTGCCTAAATGCCATTAGGTTATCTCCTAGTTGGTTAGTGTTGGAATTAAACGTTTAATAATATACTAACGAAATTTTATGTAGATGTCCGTCCCAGAAGGGGGGATCTCAAAAAACTGTATAGTATCTCCGATGGTTTCATATACTTCTTCAGGATGTTGAAGTACATCATTTACCCATACATCAATTAAGTCATCACGTGCCGGATTACCGTTCAATGTAAATATGGCGGTGTCGCCAGGAGCAATGAACGCCTGAGATTCTGGGATCACAGTACGATCATTAGTTGATGATGAGGTACCTTCGATAAGTTCAAATAACTGAGTTTCTTGGCCTGGAGTAGAAGTCACTTCGTCTTGTTTCTTCTTAGCCAGATTGAACAGACTTTCGGCAAGCACCCTATTAAAGGACTTATTATTGATCATATTTGGAGTACTAGGATGGTTAATATACTGTCTTTATTTATACTAAAAACAAACTTAACCAGTAGTTTATTTTTACGATCTAAATTGAAGTAATTCTTGTATTAAATCGTTAACATCTTGTAGGTCACTATCTAGATTATTAATTCTAGCATGTAATGAATCTACTTCAGTTTGTGTAGCGACACTTTGTCCATTCAATGTATAGTTGCCCAGAAGTTGAACTCCCGCGTCATCCATAATAAGTTTGTCATCATTCTGGTGTTGTATCTTGAACTGACTATCATTGAAACCTAAATGTTTGATGATGGTGTCAGTACCATTATGATAAAAACGAGTCTCTTCGTTGGTGCCTACAATAAAGGCAAAGTGGTCATCTATAATGAGGTCGTTTCCAAAAGAAACGCCAGTAGAATTGTAGGCGGCAACTTGTACAACTTGTTCTGCGTCTACAACGTGAGTTAGGGAGATGTTACTCCCGTCATCCGCAACGTAATCTATTCCTTGATGGAGTAAGACACCGTTGAGATATACTTGAATTCTTGATGGACTGTTCGGATCTGGATCGTATTGTAATACGTTGCCAGCGTCGTCTGGTCCTGTTACAACCTCTAGTGTTCCGTCAGAGGTATAGATGTATGCGTTGAATGTAGTTGTCGCAGAGAGACTTCCATCTCCTACAGCGCCAATCTCCACAATAGACTGAACTCCACCATCATACTCTCGTTTGATATAGAGTTTTCCGTCCTGAGTATTTATACCAATCTCGCCCAGTTTTAACTCTTCGATACTGGGAATATCACCAAGACCGTCAAATGTCTTAATATTTCCACCAATACTTTGGGCAACAGTACTAATAGGACGACCAACAGTAACTCTTTTGACTTTGGTACCAGAACCAAAACCACTTATTGACGCTACCCCTGTGATACCACCTACTTTTCTTATTGGCATTTTATTACCTTGTGACAGAAGGGTTGACTTTTATCTTTCCTTCTAGTATTCTTTCTATGATAGTGTGTCCGTCTTCATCAACGAAGCTGATCTCTACATCATAGACATATCTACCACGTGTGGATAGACCATCGGTTATTAAATTAGAAAGGGATAATGTGACGATACCTTCGAGTGAAGGTTCAGGAATCACGGCAGTAAAATCAATTGACTCGATACTTCTGTAAGTTTTTTTCATCTTTGCAGAAGCGGAGTAACCAGTGAGATCTTTCTTTGAACCATCTGGGTTCACTAACTCTATTTGTAGAGCTAAATCTGCACCTTGATCAATTGTAAAATCTTCGTAAGTTGCCATAGTCATCAAGACCCTAAGTGTATAAACGTTCTGTTTCTATTTATACACTTAGGATACGTGATATTTTTTTTATTCTGAAGCGATGTCTTCTAAGACCATCTCACGGAATTCTTCTGAAGTCTCAGACCAGTCGAAGACATAAGAAACGGTTACACGCCAATCATCTTCTGAAGATGCAGCGTGATACATTAGTTTCTCTTCTTCACCGTAGTGTCCGAAGTATGCTGCCTTGCAAGTCCACTGACCTGGCTTGTCTTGGCAACGGACAACTTCTTTAGTTTCCGGATGGATGTACTCGAACCAACCTGAACCACTCTCTGAGTAAGAGAATATTAGGTTGAAGCCTGGAGCGTTAGCATTGTTGTGCCATGCAATGAAACCACCTGGCGGGTATACCGCAGCAAGCGCATTGTGCTTGACAGACAGGAAGTTCATCATCTTGTCGTTTAGATCCGACAACATGTGCGTCATGTCACGCTTGAAGATTGGGTCCGCATCCTTCTCGAACATCTGGTGTGCGCGATCTGATAGTTTAAAGTTATAACCTACCATCTCATCTGGGAAACCTTCGTGTTGCGTTCCCTCATCTACAATCTCTTGCATGTACTTTGGTCCAACGTACCAGTTACGCTGACGCATACGTTCCTTAGACGTGCAGTGACAGTTCTCTGCAAATCCAGAAATCTTAGGTAGTCCAGCGTAGTTGTCCAGAATCGCAAGCAACTCAGGGTTCTTAACGTCGACGTGCTTTAGATATTGGTCGTTTAACTGTGTCATACGATTGGTGTATCCTTATTAAGACCAGCAGAGAAGTGACGTATAATCACTGGCCCTGTTTCTGGTTTTGTTATTGCCCAATTAAGTGCGTTGTAGTAGTTCCATCTCAAGTCGTCATCAAAGATACCAACCTTGAGATCCTTATACTTTTCTTCTTTCTCAGTCAACCACCAGAGTGAGAACTGATCCCAAGATTTGAGACTGTCCACGTACCCGTCTGGCCACCAAGTGTCATTCATTTGTCTGAATGTCAAGTCCCACCAATCATCCATGAACTCACGTACAATCGGTTTAGACATATCATATAAACATACTGCTCCGCATAGTGTGAACTTAGAAACGCCTTCCGGAGTATCAAAGTCACGTTCTGCATATATGTAGTCACGGTCATCTGTCAAAGCGGTGAAGACCACATCGTGATCTTTCATTTCGTCCCATACTTTGACAATGTCTTCATGCTCTACTTCCATGTCAGCATCAATATACATCGTTAGGTCATACGGCGATTTCGCCATACCCCATAACTTAGCGCGGTAGTGATCGTCACATAAGAGAATATCGTCTGCGACATCTCGACCACGGTCATCAAGGAATCGTTCCTCAGTCACCAAACAAATCTTGCATTCCTCTTCCGGTTCATAGTAGTCCCTGAGAGACTCTGCAAGATTGATTGCGTACAAATAAAAGTTGCGTTTCTTAGACGCAACAATAATAAAACCTTTACTCTTTTCCATCTGTCTCGGCCTCTAGTTGGTCTTGTAGAATCATGATTGAGTACATATCTACTTCAATCTTAGATTTTGCACGACGCAATTTTGCCTTTAACTTCCGGTTTTTAGAGTTCTTAATCTCCTCAACCTCAAACGCTTCTAGTTTGTAGTTGAACAGTTTTTCAAGTTTCCTAGCCTTTTGATGTTCCAAATCACGTTGTTTCTCTTCTTCCGCTTCCGCAGCTTTGCGTTCGACTCGATCGATAGTTTCCTTATCGATCAACTCTTCACCAAGCGCATCCACAACTTCCGAAAACAACTCGTTGGTATTTCCATCACGATCCTGCCTTGCCAACAACATCTGTTGACGAGTGACACGACCCATATCATCTTCCATTTCTAGGATACAGTTTAGTTCTTTCTTCTCTTCTGTTTCCCAGAATGCGTTGTCCATCCAACGTCTATAACTCATTTACTCATTCTCCAAAAGGGTTCAATTCAAATATCAAATTTATGTATAAGATTAATAAAGCGGGTCCGAAGACCCGCCCATATTCAGACAATCATTATAACATAAAAGGGTTGTTTATGCAACCCTTACGTATAGCGTGTATACGTCTGTAACGTGTGTTTCTGTATCGGAGATGGTTTGACCGATGTAGTTACCGACGAAACTACGTGCGTAGTTACCAGCAAAGTCACGAGTGTAGTTACCACCGAAGTCACGAGTGTAGTTACCAGTGAAGTCACCTACGTATGTTGATACACGATCACGCGTGTATGTGCCACTGTAGGATGATGGTCTAACACGTGCGTATGCAGATACACGGACACGAGAGTAGTTACCTACGAAGTCACGTGAGTAAGTACCAGTGTACTCACCAATGTATCCACGGTTGTAGTTACCTTCAAAGTTACCTGTGAAGTCACGTGCGTATGCACCAGTGTACTCACCAGCAAATGTTCTTGCGTAGTTTCCAGTAAAGTCACCAGCGAAGTCGCGTGTGTACTGTCCGGAGAATTCACGTGAGTAGTTACCTGTAAACGTTGTGTTGTAAGTACCAGTGTACTCACCAACGAATCCACGGTTGTAGTTACCTACGTAGTTACCAGCAAATCCACGAGAGTATGTTCCGGAATAAGCACCAGTGTATTCACCAGCAAATCCACGAGTATAATCTCCTACGTAGTTACCAGCAAATCCACGTGCATAGTTACCGACGTAGTTTCCACCGAAGTCACGACTGAAGTTACCAACGTAGTTACCTGCGAACGTTCCTACGTAATCACCAACATACTCACCAGCGAACTGACGTGTGTACTGACCAGAGAAGGTGCGAGAGTAGTTACCTACAAAGTCACCAGCAAAGTTAGTTACACGATCACGGGTGTATGATGATCCACGGTTGCGGACGTATGCAGATACACGAGTACGAGCGTATGCGGAGTAACGAGTGCGCGTTGAAGTACGAGCATAGTCACCAGTGTAGTTACCAGCGAAGTCGCCTGCATATCCACGTGCGTAGTTACCAACGAAGTTTCCGGTAAACGTTGTTGCGTAGTTTCCTACGAAGTTACCAGCGAAGTTAGTTACACGATCACGCGTGTAAGCAGAACCACGGTTACGAGTAGATGTGCGGGTTGAATCGCGTGTGAAGTCACCGACGTAGTTAGTTACACGTGTGCGAGCGTATGCACTGTAACGAGTACGAGCGTATGCGGATGCACGGTTACGTGTGTAGTAACCAGTATAGTTTGTTTCACGGGTGCGAGCGTAAGAGTTCGCAAAGTTCTGTGTGCGATTGCGTGTGTACGCAGAGTTACGAGTACGAGTGTAGTTTGTTACACGAGTACGTGCGTAGTTACCGACATAGTTACCAGCAAAGTTACCAGCGTATCCACGTGCATAGTTACCTACGAAGTTACCTACGAAATCACCCACGAATGTGCGAGCGTAGTTACCGACATAGTTACCAGCAAATCCACGAGCGTAGTTACCTACGAAGTTACCAACATAATCACCCGCAAAGTTACGCGCATAGTTACCGACGAAATCGCCAGTGAACGTTGTCGCATAGTTACCTACGTAGTTACCTGCGTAAGTTAGTGTGCGTGAATAGTAACCAGTATTGGTTGATGTGCGGGTAGATGTGCGTGAGTATGCACCAGCGAAGTTACCTACAAAGTCACCTGTGTAGTATAGTGTCGCAGCGCGGTTACGTGTGTAAGTACCTGTCGCAACACGAGTTCTTGCGTAAGCACTATAACGTGTGCGTGTCGAAGTACGTGCGTAGTTACCAGTGTAGTTACCAGTACGAGTACGTGCGTAGTTACCAGTGTAGTTTCCGGCACGAGTACGAGTATACGTACCACCGAAGTTGCCTACGAAGTCACCTGCGTAGTATAGAGTACGCGAATAGTTACCAGTATATGTCGCACCACGAGTACGAGTATATGTAGCAGTGTTGGCTGAGTTACGAGTGTAATATGTTGTCCCCGAGAAGTTACCAGTATATTCAGTATCGGCGATAGCTGTGCGGATAAGATAATATCGTTTGTATTGCCCGGTGTAACTTGGGTGGAGCGCACCACGATAGTATCGGAAACCTTGGGCCACAACCATATCTGTGGTACTAGACACGCCGCTTGTGATGTTGATATTACCATGAAGGCGGTCTTTAATTTCAATTTGGTTTGAATATCCGTTCCATCCCCAGTATGTTTCACCACCTTTACCTGAGAGGTAAACACCACCGCCTGGGTTGGCCGCAATAGAAACACGAGTAGATGACGTAGATCGTGTGAAGTTACCAGTGTATGCTACGTTACGACTATAGTTACCAACATACGATGCACCACGGGCACGAGTATATGCACCAGTGTTGGTTGATGTTCGCGTATAGTTCGTCGCACGAGTACGTGTGTAGTTACCGACATATGAGAATGCACGGTTACGAGCGTAGTTACCTACGTATGAGAATGCACGGTTACGTGTGTAGTTACCCACGAAGTTGCCTGCATATCCACGAGCATAGTTACCAACGTAGTATAGGTTACGCGTGTAGTTACCTGTATAGGTTACACCTACCGCTGAAGCACGAGTATAGTTTGTTACACGAGTACGACCATAGTTACCTACGAAGTCACCTGCGTAGTATAGGGTACGTGCATAAGAGAACGTAGATGGTCTGCTACGAGTAGATGTACGCGCGAAGTCACCAACGTAGTTAGTGATACGAGTACGTGCGTAAGCTGAACCACGAGTTCTTGTATAGTTTGTTGCACGAGTTCTTGCGTATGCACTGTAACGAGTACGAGTAGATGTACGAGCGTAAGCAGAACCACGGTTGCGAGTGTAGTTCGTTGCGCGAGTACGAGCATATGCAGAGTAACGTGTGCGAGTCGATGTACGAGTTGAAGTACGTGCGTAGTTACCTACGAAATCTCCAACGAAGTCACCGACGAAACCACGAGCGTAGTTTCCGGTGAAGTCACCAAGGAAGTTACGACTGTAGTTTCCGACAAAGTTTCCAAGGAAGTTACGACCGTAGTTACCTACGAATCCGCGAGAGTAGTTACCTACATATGCGCGAGCGTAGTTTCCAACGAAGTTTCCAACGAAGTCACGAGCGTAGTTTCCAATAAAGTTACCACCGTAGTTTCCTACGAAGGTGCGAGCATAGTTGCCCACAAAGTTACCCGCAAAGTTAGTGACGCGATCACGAGCAAAGTCACCAACATAGTTAGTGATGCGTGTTCTTGCGTAAGCACTGTAACGTGTGCGAGTTGATGTACGTGTTGATACGCGAGAGTAGTTACCTACGTAATCTCCAGCAAATCCACGAGAGTAGTTACCCACGAAGTTACGTGAATAGTTACCTTGGAAGTTGCGAGAGTAGTTACCAATGAAGTTACCTGCGAAACCTGTTACACGGTTACGCGTATATGTTGATACACGAGCACGAGAGAATACGCCAGTATAGTAACCAGTGTAAGTCCCTGCGAAGTTCTCTTCACGGGTGCGGGTAAAGTCAGTTGCGTAAGTAGATACACGTGTGCGCGTATATGTTCCAGCATAAGATGAAACACGGTTACGCGAGTATGTTCCAGAATAAGCAGAAACACGTAGACGGGAGTAAGTGCCCGAATATGTTCCAGAATATGTTGAAACACGGTTGCGTGTATAGTCTGCAACGTATGAAGAAACGCGGTTACGAGAATAAGTACCGGCGTAAGATGATACACGACCACGAGTGTATGTTGAAACACGGTTACGTGAGAATGTACCAGTGAATGGTGTTATACGGTTACGTGTATAAACTGAAACACGTGCGCGTGAGTAAGTTCCCGCAAAGTATCCAGTAAACGCTGTTAAACGAGTACGTGCAAACGATGATACGCGAGTTCTTGCATATGTACCTGAGTACGATGATGGGCGAGTACGCGAGTAGTTCCCAACAAAGTCACGCGAGTAGTTACCTACGAAGTCGCGTGAATATGCACCAGTGTAGTCTCCTACAAAGGTACGACTAAATGTATTTACACTATTACGCGTGTATGAAGATACGCGAGTACGAGTGTATGCAGAAACACGTGCACGGTTGTATGAAGATACGCGAGTTCTTGCGTATGCAACATCAACTGGAGTTCGACGTGTGTTCTGTGCAGTACCTACAGGCAACCATGAGCCTGGGACTGTCGGTGCGCCTTGTGCTGTGGAACGTAACTGGTATGAACCAATCGCTCCTGACGTAGCACGCATTGACTTAATACGTTGACCCAGTGTGTACTGAATCTGCGCATCCGTCATTTCACGTAGACCGTTGAAACCAGAACCGTCGTAGCTTGTCGCTACTGGACGAACTGGAGCAACTGCCGCCATAGAAGTACGCATCCAAATGTGATAGTTTGTTACTACGGTACCTGCGCTACCATTACCATGAGTGTCAGAGAATACAGAGTCAATAAACTTTGTATAGTCTGGACTTGGTTGAGTAGCGGACAGTTTGAAAGTACCGATATAGTCGTTCTGTACTAAGTTAGACAGAACACGACCTGCTAGGTTGTCCATATCCCCATCTACCATTTCGTAGAAGCCTGGGTTTGGATCAACGTCGTAATAACCTACTGGGCGGACAAAGTCTGCACCGGATTCGTCTGCTGGGCCACTCACTTGCTTCAGAGTGGTGGTCACTGAGGCACCCGTTATTTGTGAAGCAGGGTGGGTGCCAGATATTTCATTGTAGTAAGAATCTACAAACGAACCGATTGATTGGCCATCAGTTAAACTGATATTACCAACGTCATTAGAAGCGGCCGCAACTAATGCTTGTCCCACTGCAAAGGATAGATACATCTCATCCGATGGAGTGAATTCCTGTAGGTCACCATTAGCATTTTGAAGTTTTAGTGGTATACTAGATGCTGACACGATATCGTCTCTCTTTTAAGTTAAAAGGATTTATTGGTTAATGACAAGAGTTATTTATAAGAAAAAAAAGTGCGGGAACCGAAGTAACCACACTTTTTCGCAATAGTTCTCAAATTGTTTTTTGTTTATGGTTGTACTGGCCAAACCACATCATTTACAGATAAAATGTCATCTGAAATATTCTTTGTAATGTCACGAAGTTGTTGACGGTATGTCACCCATTCTTGAAGTTTCGCTTCACTTAGTGGTACATCTAATTGTTGAGTCCAATCACAGGCGTTCAACAATGCATTTCTTGTTTTGCGGATATCCACTTTTACAAGTTCGGGATCCCAATCCCACCATCCTTTCTCTAGACTCCAAGTCGCATGACTATTGCAAGGCAACCCCACGAAAACAAACTTGTGTTCACCAGTATCATACCAATAGTTGTCCATAAAGTATCCCAAATCATCACAGTTTTCTGGTAGATTGGCGGACGTTACATGGACCACGAAGTTTCCGTCTGGGCCCAACCCTTCAGAATCTATCTTGTATTGGGGTATAGTAAGTCTTACTATTTTTCCAGTGGTGGGTTTTATATATGCTATGTATTTTAAAGTATCCATGATTTTATTTATCTCTATTTGAAATCTGAGCCTGAGTCCGGTGCGGGTGGATTATCATCGTCCGGTATAGAAGGACCGCCTGGAGTTGTTCCATCACTGTCGGTTGGACTTCCATCTGGTGGTGGATCCTGACCATCATTGTCATTAGAAGGAACTCGTGTTACGGTATACTGACCGCCTGGGGCCCAGTACCCAGAAGTTCCGTTATTGTTAACATGTATATAGTAAGTAACAGTCGATCCCGAAACTACTTGTGGTGCATTATTTACCGTAATTTCATTTACACCATCGGTGAGGTCGAATGGTCCGGCCATGATCGCTGAAACCGAACTAGCGAGTGTTGTGACTCTTCCACTAGCAACCTGATTCCCGTCAGACTTGAAATCGACAATAAGTTTATGGGTGGTGTCTGTGTCTGATACAGTGACTCCCGTGGTCGCGAGGACAGTACCCGCATCATTATCAAACAATGTAAATGTTTTGGAATCAAGTATGATAGAGTCTGGATCGTTCTGCCCTAGAGTCAATGAATTTCCAGCAGAACCCACACGGAGTTCCATGACAAACTGTTCACCCCTCCACTTGACTTCAGATACTCCAGAACTTGTACCGGAAGAAGACCTTGTGTAGTTACCGATATAGTTACCGACAAAGTTTCCATTGAAGTTTCGAGTATAACTTTCTCCCGCTGCACTCTGACGATCTCTAGTATAGGTGCTTGTTCTGGTTCGGTTGTAAGTCAACTCTCTATTATAATCACCAACACGAACGCGATTGGATGTCAATGTCCTATTGTATGCGGATGTTCTACTATAACTACTGGATCTCGTTCTCCCAAAGTTTCCCACAAACCCTCTAGTGTAGTCAACGCCACCAGTATAAAATAAATCTCTATTATAATTTCCAGTGAAGTTACCTTCATAAGAAACGTTTCGAGTTCTTGTGTAATCGGTGGGTGTTGGTGTGTTCCCCGCAAAGTAGAGTGTTCTACTGGAAGTTCTGGTGAACTCAGCGTATATTCCCCTAGTATAGTTAGCGACTCTGGTCCTGTTATAGTTTCCTTCATAGTAAACAGTTCTGGATTCAGCCCCAGCTCTATCTCTAGTATATGAACTGGTTCTAGTTCGGGTAGAGGTTCTTAGATACTCTGCTGTACCAAGATAACTTTGACTTCTGTCTGCTGCCCTAGTTCTATTATATGTTGATGTTCTTGTGAAATCTCCAGTACTGTTCGTTATTCTGGTTCTGTTATATGAAGAAGCGCTTACATAGTTTCCGGTATAGGTAGTCGCAGTTGTGAAGTCACCAACATAAGGTGTGGTTCCTTCATTATATGTGACACCATAGTACTGGTGAATACTGTTAGATGAACCGGACTGGAAAGTTCCACGTTGATAAGTTACACCATTGAAAACAATTTCTGTTGTATTGGTATTACCCGTACCGGAAGCAATTTCAGAACCCAGTTTGTAGATCTTAATTTCTCCAGTGGATATTGTATATCTCCAACCAGCTCTAAATCCAGACTTTGAACCATACATGAAATGGTCTGTGACTTGACCTCCTCCACCTGTAGATGTTCGTGTTGACGTGACAGTACCACCAGATCCTATTCTATTTCTGTTATACTCAATGTTTCTTGAGTATTCACCAACAAAGTCTCCAGTAAAGGTACGAGAGGACGATAATGTTCTACCATAATTGCCGGTAAAGTTTCCAGTAAAGTTACGAGAATAGTTAGCGGCCCTAGTGTAGTTACCTGAAAAATTACCAGCATAGTTTCGAGAATAATTACCTGTGTAAGACACTCCCGCAGTAAATGTTTGTGCACGATATCTAGCATAATTACCTATAAAATTTCTAGTATAATCCCCTATGTAAGAAGGTGCAGCGATAGCGACATAAAACTCGAACCAGTCTCCACCCCCTATATCTACGTAATAAGTGGTAGATCTAGTTCGTTGGTAGTTACCAATATAGTCCACGTCCCTACTATATGCTGTTGGTATATTTAATGTTCTAGAGTAATTTCCCGTGAAGGTGCCGGAACTATATGACAGTCGAGTTCTAGTAAAAACACTATTCCTAATATAGGGAACTCCTCGTGCATAAGAAGAAACACGAGTTCTATTATAGTTACCCTCAAAATTTCTACTGGAAGGTATAGTTCTAGAGTAAGAACTACTCCTACTATATTGTCCAGAAAAATTTCTAGAGTATGTACCAGTCCTATTATAATTGCCAGCAAAATTACGACCATAATTACCAATGAAGTTTCCTAAGAATCCTCTGGTATAAGATGAACTTCTACTGGTAACATAATTTCCTATATAGTTCGACGTCCGCATATAAGAAACTGTACGACTATCATTGACAGAGTCATTACTTGCTGTTATACTAATTCTCTCTGCCGACGAAGTACCAGTAAACGTGTGAGTGATAGAATCTAAATCATTGCCACTGCCTGTGACCCTGAATATTTTAGTGTGATATCCTACGTTGGGTGTATTCACTGAGGCGTCAAACTGAATTGTACCACCTTCGGTGAAGGTATTACCTGCAACATACGAGAGAGATCCAGTATAGTTTGTGTCTACGTCGTCATCCGATGGGGCGGTTGTAGTATCATCGTCATCACCCACACTGGTTGATTGATCATTGGAATTATAAAGATTGTTTAAGTCTCTTAGTTTAACCGCTAGGATTGCGGAACTGTTTCCATCAAGAAAGAATCGACCACCATCTTCCATACCCACAAAACCAGTAACAGCCCATGCGCTAGTTGAATTCATACCTATTGCTTGAATAAATCCAATGTCACGTTCATTCAGTGTATTAGAGTGCACTCGATCGGTCCAATTGATGTTTACATAACATCCCGAAGTAAAGTTTAGAGTAGAGTAACCAGATTGTGAACTCCCACCCTGATATACTTGAGTCGCTGGGGGCAAATAAGTTTCAACAGTAAAGGTATCATTAGAAATTGCAGACCTAGAATCATACGACAATATTGGATTCTCTTCGGTCCAGTATTTGCTTCTTATCTGTATTCCATAATTATCATCACGTCCAATTCCCTGAGATACAATATCTGTAGATCTGCGAACAATAAAATAATCAAACTCAACATCCCACCTATCAGCAAAAGCAAGTCTCGGCAGTCCTCTAGGGTTGTAGGGGTCTGCATAATAATCATAGGCGTTGCCATGAAATGTTACAATGTGATTCGTACCGGACCTGTCGGTACTCATATAATAGAACTGAGGGCCCGAAAAATATAATGAGGTGTTGGGGGCTGGATACTGACTCTGACTAGTAAAATTTGCATTGCCAGGAGCCGAAGGACTTTTAACAAAAATAAAATCTGAAGGTTGTAGTGGATAATCTAGTGTTATAGAACTCGCTCTACCTGTTTCTGTGACAGATAAACTTAGAGTATCTAGTTCAGTATCAAGTACAGTGAATGGAGAGGTGTCCTCACCAGTGATTTTAAAACCATACACGTCAGACATTATGAAATCCTAAATGCTAAAACTCGACCAGACCTTGTTGCCTGATCGTAATTCGTTAGGGTAAACCCACTGGTGGTTTTTTCAGAAACAACAACGCCACGAAGATAAACTGGAAATGGACTGTCCGGGCCCATAAGCGTTAGTGCCACCTTTGTGGAATCATTAGCGTCCGGACATACAAATGTCAAAGAGTCATTTCCTTCTAAACTAAAAGCAGAAAACAATACAACATTCGAAGATCTAAGCCTACTTGATAGTACAGGCGTTGAGTTGTTTGGTCCACGTACTTCTATACCAAATAGGTCAGACATGGAATCTCCTATGGACTGTCAGGCCAAACTACTGAATCCAATGAGTCATAGTTTTCTGTGATGTCGCGTAACGTTTGACGATATTCAGCCCACTCTTCTCGTTGTGCGTTTGATAAACTATTGTCGTCCATTCGAGTCCAATCACATTCACCTAGTTTTACATTTCTTTCTCGGCGTAATTCCTCAAGAAGATCTTTTGGATCCCATGTCCATTCACTTCCGTCCCACTGAGCGAAACGGTTTGGTTTGTCCGGACGACTTACCCAAGACTCTCCGTCCCAGACAGTGGTTCGAACAAACTGATCTCTAGACACTGAAAGTTCCCCAGTGATGTGTACAATGGTCTGTCCGGTTTCAGAGTCAACACCTTCTGGTGGATTGTTTGACGCTTTACCGAAACCCATTCGGACGATCTCACCGTATGGATTGCAATAAGCAATATACGAGACTATCATATTTGTTCTCCATATAAAATGTTAGAAGGATTTGGGTGTGCTATGTGCGAATACTGTGGTCCGGCTCTTAGTCTCCAATAATAAATTCCAGTCATGTTTCCTACAAAATAGCCACTATTAACAAAACCTTCCCTATACCCTCTGCTCTCTACAGAGTTATAGTTTGCGGAAAAGTTATTTGCAAAGACTATATATCTACCCTTTACCTTATTACCTGTATTATTCCCGACGGATCCTACAAAACAATTTGCAACATCAACATATGTATTCAGGTCAGATGTGATAAGATTGTTTATTGGACCTCCACCAAATCCACCAGAACCATTTGACGCAAATGGATCTCCATTATGTTGTTGGGGTTGTGAGTATCCCAATAGTCCCAGGCCACCATCTCCGTTGAGGTATCTACTATCAAATAGAACATCACCGTCTGTATTTAAACACTGTAGGGCATACTCGTTTCCAGAATATGTCTGAGTGTTTGCTGGGGCGGCGATAATGTAATTTACTGCTACCGTTTGATCTAACGGACCCGTCTCTGAAGTTGATGTCCCATAAAAAGTCACAGTCGAACCTGAGTAAGAATGTGCAACAAATCCAACATTACCTGAAGAAGGTTGTACGTTGACAAACACTCTTGCTGACGAAGGTACATTAGATACACTAGACGCAGTTCCCGCATCAATAACAATCATTCCAGAATCACTGGAACGAGTAGTATCTATCTGAACCCTACCTGAAGCATCGAATGTTTGTAGACCAAAACTCATAATTAAAACCTTAGTATGTAAATGTCGCCATAAAAAGCAACGACACTAGCGTTGACTCTAATTCTATCAGACTGGAATTCGTATCTCTCATCGTACTCGGCACTAATAGTCCACCCACCATCGGAAAGTTCTACGATCGCCACCGTGGATGGACTTACACCTGTCATTTCCATAGGGAAATCGATAAACTCCGGAATCGTTGGAGTTTGACCTTGCGCTAAATTTACATTAGTTGCAAAATCAAGAAGCGTACCGAATCTCATATTTGGAGATAAGACTTTCGATGTCCCGTCTACGTCATAGACTTCTAAACCATAACTCATTATAGTTTACCTAGTTTCACCCTTGGGTTCCCAGAACCATCACTAATAGTAATTAGGTTACCCGTAATGTTCATAGATCCTGTAGTGTCAGATGAAGTCACGTCCAAATCTCCAGTAACCTTAGCACCCGACATTTCAACCACACCACCCACAACACTGAACGGAGCGGTACCATTGCCTGTTCCGTCTGTTGGAAGGATCTTAAATGTGTCAGTAGTGATTGCGAAGTCGGCCGTGTCACCATCGTTACCGAATTTGATACCTGCGACTTTAGGATTGTCTTCTGATCCTGCAACAAGATCAATACCCCACGTCGATGTGGTATTACCTGCCGAGTCAATCAAAGCGGTCAGTGTTTGGGTCGCCAGCGCAATGTCACTGTCGATCTTGGCATTAAGAGTATTCGTCAACGATGTTTGGACTGAAGTGATTCGACCATCGACTGTAGTGATCTCTCCACGTAATTCGCTCTCTGCATCGGCGATCGCAGTAGATAGAGTGCCGTCTGGGTTTGTAACGTCCACTTGATTGTTTAGGGTAACAATATCTTCTGCGAGTGTGGTAATTCTACCTTCAGCAGAGTCAAACTCTGTACGAGACACTAGAGAAGATTGCGCATTAGATACTGCGGTGATCTGCACACCAAGATCGCTCTCTTGTGCGGTCAGACCCGTTTCAAGATCTACAACCTTTGCAGCTTCGATTACCAGTTTATCACTGTCCGCATCCAGACGAAGCGTTAGTGATTCTAATGCACCACCCAATGCTTCGGTGACTTGTTCTGGTGTTAGAGTGATACCGTCACTGATTAACTGGTTAAGAGAAAGTGATAGATCCGTTACATCACCGACGACCACACTCAGACCATCTGAGTTCACATTAATCCTAGAAGTCAACGAGGAGATAGCGGTTGTGTTTATTTCTATCAGATCGTTTGTCGCTGAGTCTCTCAACAACATGTTGTTCTCTACGCTATCAATGACCCCAGCGAAAGAAGTAATACCATCACTGTTAGCATCGATGCGTGAGATGACTGTAGAGTTCGCACTTGCGATTGCGTCTGCAAGTAAGTCTGAATCGATACCACCTAATGTAATATTTTCTAGTGATGCTTGAGTATCAATGATCGCCTGAGACAGAACGGTAATACCAGAGTCGGTCGCATCGATACGAGATTCAAGTGTGAATATAGCAGAGGCGTTTGCTTGAACATCCGAATCGGTGTATGTGACATCGGTAGTAATGTTGAATTGTTCTAGGTACTCTTCGTTGATGACCGAAATAAAGAACGAGGAGTCTAGTAAGTTGGTGATATATTGGTTGAGATCACTATCAGTGGAGATGTTCGTATTGCTACTAGATCCACTGTCCGGTAGGTTTGTCCATGAAGAACCATTCCACTTCAATACCTCTCCATTGGAAAGAGAAGTAAGCGTGACATCTTGTAGGTCACCGATCGAAATGTCCGATGGTGGTGGAACCACAATCGACCCGTCAGTGAGACCTTCGAAGTTCTCGTTGATCTTGTCAAACGCCGCGTTGATATTGTCGGCGAGATGTACTGTTTGTATTGTATCAGTCATTCTTTATTCTCCACTAGACGAACCAACAAATCTTTTATCTCACTAATCTCACTCTGTAATGAGGAGACTTCTTTTGATAACGTATCGAGTCTTTCCGCCTCTTGTTTCTTTGCCTCTTTTCTTTTTCTCGCTCTTGCAATCTCCGAACTGTTAGTGTTGATGATTGCTCCCGTTCTTGCATCTCTTACTAGACTTGTGTGTCCTTCTACTTTTTTATATCTATTCATCATACGGCCAATGCGATCACTCGTAGGTCACGTACTGTCGGCACCTTAGATGAGTTAGTTGACTTCATGACCACCTTCACTTGGAATGCAGTGAATGGGTCCGCAGCTTCTACCGTGTACTCATACTCACGGAAGACCGACGCGTTTTCATCCGAAGGTACGGCCGAGTCGACCAATGCCTCAATCCACTGTGCAGATGAAAGTCCTTCGTCTGTTGCGGAAGTCTTGACGTAAACCTCTATCGATGCATCCGATGGACGGTTCGCACCCAAAAGAACCTTCAGTCCTGCCGAAGACTCATCAATCGTGATAGGTGTTGTAATGTGTTGTGCTTCCTCACCGGAACCAATAACGTTCTCTAGAGCAAGGATTGAAGTTCTCTGTAGATCGATGATCGGAGAAACTTTACTGTCACTTGTCTTTAGATTCAACTTTAACTCAACACTAGATTCTGGTTGATTGTTAGTGTCCACATTGTTCTCTGCTGTCGCGATTGCGGAAGGGAAGTCTGCAATGTTAAGTTGATTTAAGAACGTGTCTTCGGTCAACTGGTCACCACGTTTCTGGTATGAGTGGCGAGAGTCGTTTCTTCCACTAGCATCACCATAAGACTTCGCGGCCGATCTTTCAATACTACTCACGATAGATGTACCGTTAGGTGTGATGTTTGAAATCTGTGGTGTGAACTCATCGAACACGACGTTCTGAGATGCAACAACAGAAGATCCACCGAAGGAAGTTCCTTCAGCCGGATTACTATCTAACCCAATGACAGTGAAAGAGTATCCAAATGCAGTTACACTATCAATCGTGTGTTGACCATCAACATCAACGCCCGACGATCCTGAGATCGTTACTGTGTCTCCCTTAGAGAAACCGTGACCTTCTTGAGATACTTGAAAACCACCAGCAGAGTTTATCGCAGTGAACGGGTTGGACGATAGAGAAACCGAAGGTAATATTGCGTTCTCCAAATAAACATCACCAGAGGCATTAAACTCTGCACGTTCTAATTCGAACATTAGGTCTTTGGTTTGATCCGGAGTCCACGTCGAACCACTCTGTGACATGAATAGTGAACCAAGAGAAGGTTGTTTCGATACCTTACCTTCAGTACCACCAAGAATTTCTTCATAGGTCTGTGCGACGTAAACATTATACTCAACTGACTCTGCGAGTAGTACTATAGCATATTCTTCACCAGAAGTCAAGTAGACAGGTTCGTCGAACTCAACCTCGGTTGGTGTACTGCGAATCGACGAAATGTCATTACTAGGTGCGACAGTTATGTCGGCGGGCTTGACAAACTTGACAGAGCCCGGTATAATAGTAGTTGTTGGTATGCCATTCTCTACCGGACGAACTTGTACCTGCATCGGGATAACAGAGTCTTTGCTCTGTACGTAAACGCGTACCTTAGTTAGGAAGATACCGTTAGGGTTCTCCGAAGGATCGACATAGAACGACTGTGCAAGCGGGTCACGACGACCACGAATGCGTTGAGGCACACGAGTGGTTCTAACAGTTCGTTGGATTGATTCGATAGATCCCGTCGATGTATAAGGCGCAGACGATGACGACATAGCGTCACTCTGTTGTTGACTTGATAGTCGATTTGTGGTAGTATCAATATCAGCATCCAATATCACAAAGTCTTGTGTCCCTGTACGGAATCTAAACTCATCCGTATTAGGTAGGAAGAACTCACCGAAAACCTCACCCTCTGAGTTAGTAACTAACTGACTAGTTCCTTGTGGGTGTTGAGTTGCTGATGCGAACTCTGACCCTACCTCAGAATCTGTGGTTGAGTATTCAACAAATGAGTTTGACAGTTTACACCATTGTGATACGTTGCGATTTCCGAAGTATGCGAAGACGTTTGTATTAGGACGTAGACCTTCTGCCTTGAATGAGATCTTACGCGAACGCATGAATGGAACGACTTCTGTGTCGACTACACGTTCACCGACAAACTCCTGTATTGCACGAGACGTTGACTCAACAGAAAACTGTTGACGTGTGCGTGGACGATTGTTGTTTGTAATACCATTCCACCAAAGATCTTCGAATCCAAGATCGATAGGGACTGAACGACGAACTGTCGTTTGCATAATTGGTGGCAGAGTCTGTGTCTCCACCCACTCATCACTTGATGGTGATAGTGTGATATGACCTTCTTGTGTGATGACCGAGAAAGGGTTAATGTTCATTGTACTCGTGGCCACATCTTGTGTTATGAACGAGGCGTGAGTGTATGGTAGAGTTGCGTAGTCTCCAGTACGAGTTGAGTTACCCTGAGACGCATCGTGTTTCAACCTAACAAGGTTTTCACGGAAGGATGGTTTCATTAGACCCGAGACCGTCTCGACCGAGGCGCGGTAATTTGGGTTGTTCACGTCAGAGAAACTGAACGACGTGAAGTTGTCCGCGATGAATCCAGCCTTAGTTCTCGCAGATCCTTGATCGTCAAGAACTGTAAGTGATTGCGTGTTGGACTCTAGGAGACTTAGTGTGGTCAATTCATATAGATCATCTACACGAGTTTCAATAGCAGCGATGTCTTTCATAGTGAATCGCTTGTGTGTCTGTTTCTCCATTACCACGTCACTAGAGTTAAACGTGTATGGATTCAGACGGAAGATGTATAGTGGTAGAGATCCAGTTGGAACTTCTGGTGGTCGTGGGTTTGCACTTGACTGACCCTGAATGACTTGTAGTTCACCGAAACCAACATCACCGTATCTGTCCTTAGTGTTAGCAACTAAGATGTCAATACGCGGTTCGTAATATTTTACATTGATTAGGTTGATTCCTGAAGCGTTCTGTGGTATACTTAATGTTGGGAATGAACCATCGGTACTACGTGATGGACGGAAGTCTATCACGTCACGTAGTGATACTGTAGTTCCGTCGACGTATGTGTGTGATGGAATGTCCTCATATGCAAGACCTTCGTCACCAGCGTCCTCACCTAAGTATGAAGTCACAGAGAAGAAGTCGCCTGCATCATGCACAAAGTGTTCGAAGTCAAATGACAGAGTGACTCCGTCTGGTATAGAGAACCCATCCTTTAATCTGAAGGAGACGAAGTCGTAGAAGTTATCTCGTTGACCGCCGTCCATCTCATACATGTGTGTGACATCTCTACCGTCGTCCTGTAATATCTGAATGAGTTCGTAACCGTCAACCACTGAAGTCTCGACCGACGTAGCGAATTCTAATTGGCCGTGATCTGTGGTTATTTGTAAGTCGATCTTTCTTGTCAGTGTCTTCTTACGGTATGTTCCGTTTGGTTCATTGACATAAGTCAGAACGTTGTAAGTACTAGTTGCATCCAACCCCGTGAACTTACCTGAGTTGTCGGCGACCTTATCTAATATGCCACCACCGACTTCTGAGATAACCCAGTTCTGTGGTTCAACCCCACCGAGAGTCAACTCTGTGCCATCTGGTTGTTGGTTCACTCTTGCAACGGTCTTCACATACTGCACAGTCGCGATGCTGTTCCTTTCTGGACTTGTCTGAGGCAGTGGGAAGATTAAACTGTTGTTGATCGTACCATAGATGTGAGTGTCAACAAGATAGATTTGATCTCCATTTACTTTATCGACAAAACTCTGTGCTTGACTGAAGGTTGCACCATCACCCATCTTTACATTGAAGATGTATAGTCGGTAACCTGATGCGTCCTGTTCGATACCGCGAGTGTTCGCATCACCGATTGGTTGACCTTGATCGTTTCTAATGGTAACTGCACCGAAACTTGATAGGTCACCGAAACCTGTAGTGTTGGCATTCTCTTCATCGACATAAACCCAGTTACCGTAGTAAGAGGATACGACTTCTCGATCTTTTTGTCTTACTGTCTGCGCCTTAGGAACAACTATCTCTGAACGACCGATATCTAATCGATATCCATCAACGTATGCGATTCCGTCAGAAACATCCAGAATTAGATCGGTGTCGGTATAGTCTTCGAAGACTGCGGTAAAGTCTTGTGCAACATAATCACCAGACTCTTCCTTGGTGCGTTGAGCAAGCAACCTATTGATACGATTGTATCCATCGTGACTTGTGACCTCACGGGTCACCACACCATTCAATACACGTGCAACGAAAACAAAGTTTTCATCACTAGTGATGTCTGTGCGTTTAGTTGGTTCTAAGATGATCCTGTATCGATCTGCGCCTGGCGCCCCAACGTTAGGTTGTGCACCTGAGTTGTCGTAGAGACTCTCATCTTCCGATGAAGTTACTAGAACTTCTTTGATGCGGAAACCGATATCGACCGCGTCGTGTTCTGGTAACGATCCGTCCGGATCGATCATGAAACTCTTTTCTGTTGTGTGGACGAAGTGTCCTTGTACGAAGTAGTCACCCTCTGCGAATGAAGCGCGAACCGCACGACCAGAACTTTCAACCGTACCTAGGATGTCTAGTCTGTCGTCAGTTACGAAACGAGGTGATCCACCATCACTGTTTCCCTTTTTAGTATCGGTGTATTGAACATACACGATCTTACCCACGATGTCAAGAACCTTTGCCTTGACTCCGTCTTGGTTCTCGACCTCACGATCAGCAGGGAGTTGATCTAAAGAAGGGAGAGTACTGCTCTCCGTCATCTTGACAAACTCAACTTTGTTGTCTACAGTGACACCGCCTGGATTTACCAGTGCACCTTCTTTGAATATGTTACTACCGAAACGTTCGATCTCAGATTGGATGATCGTCTGTAGTTCGATTAGTTCACGTGCCTGTAGGGCATGACCACCCCTGAATAAGATACGGTGGTATCCATCATCTGCATCGTAAAAGTCGCGGTAGTCGTCCTTGAATGTGGACGCAGTTATTTCTTTTAAATAATCTTGATCAGACATAATTAATCCTAAACTGTGATGACTACCTTAATATCTTCTTGTTGTTCTGCATCGCGTCGAATACGTGGACGATTCTCAATGTAAAGAACCTCTCCTGTGTATCGGTCGATGCCGTATGTGCGTGTGACGAAGTCGATTGATGCGGTTACGACCACACCTGTTTGAGATACCGACTCACCCACAGCGAATTCTTCGAACCCTGTTGTTGAGTTCTGGTGATAGAATACCGTGTTCCCAATGGACTGATCAACGTATGCCAGTGCACCGCCTGGGAAACTAGTTACCGACTCACCAGTGTGGAATGGAGAAGATTCTCCGTGACCATTGGTCAGAGTGAAACTGGATAGACATTTAGCACCACCTTCCGTGTATGGATCGGTTCCGTTTGGTTGCATAGGATTCTTGATGACACCAATCTGACGGAAAGAATTCTCTACGACGAATCGTCCGTTCTCATCTCCATTTGGTTTTATGTTCATCATTACTGAACTTGTTTTCAAATCAATTGCAGCATCTTTACCTAGACCCTCACTGGACGTAATGATCGCACGAGCTTCTGCGTTACCTTCGATAGATACTTCTGCCCAACCATATCCAGATCCATAAGTGGTCTGTGTGTTTTCGTTTGTACCGGACACCATATCGATTCTCACGACCTTGTCTCCAGATACTACAGCAGTACCAACACAACCATAACCATTACCTTCGATCAAAACTGAAGGTGGGTTTGATGGATCATATCCACTACCACCATCGGTGACCTGAACACTAATGATTTCTCCACCGACCGCACGATCCGCTACATGCCATTGTAAGTCTTCAATAGAGTCTCCGCCAGCCAGAGTGTCTTCTAAAGGTTGTACAGGGATGTGGTTGGATGATAGGAACTGGTAGATGTTCTCTGGACGTAGAGAGTAACAAAACTTCCATGTGTAACCGTCAGTGGTAGTGAACGGTTCCCAGTGCAGTCGTTGCAAGTACATTGGATCGTTTGGATCCGACACTGTACTGATCGGTGCGTGGAACCCATAGTTCGGTTCTACCGTCGATGGTTGATGCACTCCAGTATCATCGATACCTGGCGACAGACAGATGTAAACTTCCTTCGCATCTGTGAGTACATAGAATGGGGTAACATCACTTGGTGAAGTCGAGTCGTCCCAACCGTGGTACTTAGTACCCGTTGCCCAATTAACTCGACGGGCGACCATGATCGCACCCTCTACCTTTTTTATTGATTGCAGATTATGTCTAAACTCACGTTCTTCTTGCGGGGAATCCACTGGTGGGACCACTACGTCTGCGTCACCGAACTTGTCCGATTTGCCTATACCGATGTAGTAGTGATCCGTCTCTGAA